TACCACTACTAGTGCCAACAGTGCTAACTACTGTTTTACTATTTTCGGGAATGGTTACATCTGTGTTTACTGGCATTTAAATACTATCCCATGCGGTTTCAGGTTGAACAAATATTCCTGTTTTGTCTACAAAATTTTCAGTCACTAATTTTGCAACATCTCTCCATTCATTTCCATCAACTGGAACAGCATATAAATCACCCATATTACTAGGAAGGTAACTATGTATAAGTTTAGAGTAACCTATTGAAAAATCTACCTGTTCTTTATTTATCAAGGAAGCGGCAAGTTGTCCTCTAATTGCAGGATTTAAGTAGTGTAAATTAGCACCCATGATTCTGGAACTAGTAATATCAAAAATATAAGTAAGCGGTCTTCTATCGTAGAAAGGATACTTGGTAGGATATTGTGCGTTGTAACTGAAGAAACAAAGAGCACCTATTGTGGGTTGTTGATTGTATGCTTGGAGTTCAGTGAACAATTCATTTGCATACCAGTTAGCGTCCTCACTTTGACCCGCCCGGTCCATGATTCTTCTACCAATAGTTTTAGATGCTTCCTCTCTTGCATCTATCTGCGCTTTTACTTCTTCATAAGAAGGACCGCCAGCGCGTCTTCGTTTGGCACGTCGTCTTACCATTACTTGATTCCTAGATCGTCTTCGGTCATAATCTTAAATTCAAACTTGCGGTCAGCGCAGAACTCTCGTGCTGCTTTCCACTTTGCTTGATTGACTGACCAGGTTACAATAGAGTTTTGCCATGCTTTGGTCTTTCTTTTTGGATTCATATTTGGTTGTGCTACCTGTTTCTTAGGTTTAATCTCAACCACCATGGTTCTCATCCTACCGGTTTTATCTGTGTACTTGATAAAGAAGTCAGGAAAGTATCTATGAACTCTTTTATCCACAGGTGAGATGTATGGTATCCAAAACTCTTCTGATTGCCACTCCTTCACCGACTCATTCAGGTCACAGTAATTCATAAATTTTCTCTCCCAGAGAGAACGATATATTATATTCTTAGCATTCCCATTATACTTCTTGGGATACGATGGGAGATATCTTCCACTATACGGCATACATAGTATATAAGTAGTTTCAAAGTATTTAGATGGCAACATATTCGCCTGAGATTCTATATCGGAAGATAAATGATGTCCAAGAAACCTTTGGTGGGTTATCTCAGACATCTCAGTTTATGGTGTCGTTAAACCTTGGACGTTCTACCATTCGGCAAAGTGGTATTGGTCCTCTGAATAGATACCTCACCAGATGTGGATTGTTTCAACAATCTAAATCGACGGAAGAAACATATGACTTCTTATGTTCTGATGCATCTTTGCCAGGTTCATCTTTTGATATGGCAGAAGAAGCAGGAAGTCGTCAGGGAATTCTCGAAAGATTCCCGATGCGTAGAATCTTTGCTGACTTTGATTTGACTTTTTATGTTGATAGAGAGTATAATACTATCCGTATCTTTGAGGAATGGTTGAATTGGATCGATCCACTCAGCAGAGGTAGTTCAACATATGATGGTGATGAGGATGGACAAGCAGACTTTGATGAGAGTAATAGTTTCTTTAGGATGAGATATCCTAATGAGTATAAGACTAAGGTTTCTATCATCAAGTTTGAAAGAGGGTTCTGGAAAAATCCAAACAAAGATAATAAAGAAAAGAAACTACAAGAACAACCTATTCTAGTATATGATTTCATTGATGCCTTCCCAATGAATATTGCTGCCATACCATTCTCATATGATGGAAGCACGTTGACACAGGTTACTGTAAACTTCAATTATGCTAGGTATACTGTAAGAAAACAGAATCCACGTAATTCCAATAATGATTCGGAGAAGAGAAGAAAGATTGAAGAACAGTTCGGAAGTGGATATCAAGGAGTATCTGTGAGTAATGCAGGAGCAGCACCACCAGTAGGATACGTGAATGGCGAACCCTACTATGGTCCATTCCATAAACATATGAAGGATGATGGATCAGTTGTTCTGATGGTTGGTGCAGAACATGTGAATGTTGCACACAGCATAATATACTCTACACCTGCTGCAAGTTTGGCTGCTGGAACGATAACTGGAACATCGACAGGATCGGGTGATTCTGGGTATAGTTCTTCTAGTTCTTCTAGTTCGGATAGTAGTTCTTCTAGTTCTGATTCATCTAGTTCTGATAGCAGTTCATCTAGTTCTGACTCATCTAGTTCTAGTTCGGACAGCAGTTCATCCAGTTCTGATAGTAGTTCATCTAGTTCTGATTCATCCAGTTCTGATAGTAGTTCTTCTAGTTCTGATAGTAGTTCTTCTAGTTCTGATAGTAGTTCTTCTAGTTCTGGGTCCTCTGGATCGTCCAGTTCTGGGTCCTCTGGATCGTCCAGTTCTGGGTCCTATGGGTCCGGTTACTAAAACTCTTCTATATACAATACTGAGTAAAATATTATGCCTTTACCAAAGATTTCTACCCCGACTTATGAGTTGGTATTACCTTCAACAGGAAAAAAAATTAAGTATCGCCCCTTCCTTGTTAGAGAAGAAAAGATTCTTATCCTCGCACTAGAAAGTGAAGACGAGAAGCAAATTGCAGATGCAGTCAAGAAGACTCTGAAGGATTGTATCCAGACCAGGGGCATCAAGGTCGAGAACCTTCCTACCTTTGATATCGAATATCTGTTCTTGAATATCAGGGGCAAGTCTGTAGGTGAAGCAGTTGATCTGATCATCACCTGTCCTGATGATGGGGAGACAACAGTTCCCGTCAAGATTTACATTGACGAGATTGAAGTTACGAAACCAGAGGGTCATACACCAGACATTGATTTGGATGGTAGTCTGACACTCCGCATGAAGTATCCATCATTGGAACAGTTTGTCAATAGTAACTTTAGTTTTGATGAAGACGAAGGATTAGACAAGTCATTTGAAATTATTGGATCATGTATTGATGTAATCTTCAATGAAGAAGACGCATGGTCTACTTCTGATGTGACTAAGAAAGAACTGATGACCTGGATGGATGGTTTGAATTCTTCTCAATTTAAAAAGATTGAAGAGTTCTTTACCACTATGCCTAAACTTTCACATACCATTAAAGTGACCAACCCAAATACAAAGGTTGAGAACGAGATCGTATTGGAAGGGTTACAAAGTTTTTTCGGTTGATTATGGCACATATTGATCTTGAATCATATTATAAGGTCAACTTTTCTCTCATGCAGCATCATAAATATAGTTTAACAGAAATTGAAAACATGATGCCATGGGAGAGAGATATATACCTTGCAATGTTAAATCAATATGTTGAAGAAGAGAATGCACGAATTCAACAACAAGGCATTTAAATGTTAACTCCTGGAGCAAGAGCAAAAAAATTCATTCGACCCAGAGGTTCCAATGCAATCTTTGCAGCGAAACGAGGATTGCTTGCGCCTGCTCCTATAAAAGAAAGTCAAACTACACCTGACCAAAAAACGCCAAGTCGTTTTGGTAAGGCATTCTCCATGGACTATACAAAGTTCTTTGGTGCTAAAAGAACTACCAAGGCAATGCGAGGTGCTGTAAAGGCAATCAAAGATATTTTGGTAGAAACATATGCTGCTGCCATGAGTTTGGGTGCAACAATTAGAAATATTGTAAAACAATTAGCAGGAGTAGGAGTAGGTAGAGCAGGAGGCGGTGGTCTCCTTGGAAAACTAGGTATAGTCGGACTAGTTGCAGCAGTCGTAGCTGGTGTTGCAGCAATATTTGGTCCCAAGATAAAGGAAGTATTTGATAGTTTCAAGGCAGGAGCAAATCAAGTATTTGAAAACGTTAAAGGTTTTCTAGATGGAATAGAGCAGAAGATTATATCCATCTATAATTTTGTTAGAGACCTGTATAATAATAAGTTCAAGGGTCTGCTTCAAACATATAATAATGCAGTCCAAGCAATTGCAGATAGAACTGGAATACCACTTCCCAAAATAAATTTGGGAGCGATGAAAGATATACCTGCTTATACTGATCAATTCCCTGAAGGACTCAATCCCCTAGCAGGTAAAACCCTGGACTCTGTGATGGGTGACGTGGGCAATATGCTCAAGGGTGGATTGGAAAATACCACAGGTATTATCGGTGACCTATTTAATAATATGCTTTCTGGTCTTGGTCTTACAGATACTGCAAATGCAATAACTGAATCTCTAGGAGCAGGATCACTCTTCGGTCCAAACAGAGACTTAGGATCTGGTTCTGGTCTTAGCACTTTCTTCCCAGGACTGAAACCGAAAGCAAGTACAAAAACAACAAGTGAATCCTCTTCTACATCAAGAACAAGTGGTTCGGGAGATTTAAAAACCAGAATACGACAAGCAGAGTCTGGAAATGATTACTCTTCTATGTTTGCTAGAGATAGGGGAGACTTCTCTCGTGGGCAAGAAGATATCTCTAAGATGACTATCGACCAGGTTCATGACCTACAAACTGATTATCTAAATCATCAGGCATCAAAAGGATATAGTTCTAGTCAAAGAAGTGCTGCCATGGGCGCTTATCAGATGATGGAGGTCAAGAAAGTTGCTCAGATGATGGGTATTGATACTTCAAAGACAAAATTTGATCAAGCAACTCAAGACAGAATGGCTGATTACTATTTGAATGTTGCTGGTTTCCAAGACTTTAAAGCGGGAAAGATTACAGCAGAACAATTCAATGATAGATTAGCAGGACAATTTGCTTCTCTTAAAACAACTTCTGGTGCTGGAGTTTATGATACTGATGGTATCAATAGTGCCTATGATAGTGTTCTCGATTTATTACGATCTGGAAATATTCAAAATAATAATGTAGTACCTAATGCTCCTGCACCTGCTGTTCAACCTGCTCCCAATCAGAACCAAAGCAGCGTGCCTGATAAACCAAACCAACAGCAAGTAAGTTTCCTCAACAACATAGGATTTACGGGTGCAAATCAAATTGCAGCTGCACCACGTAGACCATCACCTATAATTACAGGAAATGGTTCTGG